AACCGGGATTTTTTCTTCTGTAGGCAGCGACACCGGCTCGTGTCATACCTGCTCCAGACTTTGTAGGTCTAAAGTTCTTTTTGTTTCTTGCTGGCATGTTATCTGCTTTTCTCATTAGATCATACCTCTGTAATATTTTTTATAACTTGGATTACCAACTTTAACTCCACCTAAATCTCCATAGATATAAGTTCCATCATAATTCTTTTGTGCTTGTCTTATCATTGAATTACCAACTGCACCACCTTTTTTAAATGTTGAAACATTAGTTGGTTTAGGTCCTTTATTAGATACTGCTCTTTTTCTTCTGACTGCAGAAGATTTTTGTGATGAGCTCATTGATTTTGCTTTTGCAAGCGGTACACATTTTGGGTATGCACGTTTACTTCCCTTTTGTCTTCCACATGGTTGATATTTACCATCTTTTTTGGGAGCACCTATGTCTACCCATTTCTCATCTAACCATTTTTTTAAACCGCTCATTAGTATTTTTTAGTTACTTTACGTCTGTTTTTCATAATGCCACCACAACCTTTTGCGATGCCACCTTGTGCATAACTTGATACTGCTTTTCTAGATTGAGAAATTGAATTTATAGAACCACCATCTGCTTTTTTAGTTCTACCTACTTTACCTTTACAATATTTAGATGCCCAAATATTTGCATAAGCACTAGGGTATACGTCAAACTTTTTTTTCGCTGCAGCTTTACCTGCTGGACAAAGTTTAGCCATTTAAAACCTTTCCACAATCAACACATTCAAAGATTGTTTTAGTCTCTCTTTTTCTGTTAATACACTTGCATCTTTTTCCAAAGATTTTATCTACAAGTTTGTGGTATAGTTCTTTTAATTTTTTCATTATTTTTTTCTTAATTTACCTAAAGTTATAGCAAGTCGAGCACGTTGACCCATCTTACCTTTTTTCTTTGCAGCAGATTTTAATTTAGAAGCTGGAATCTTTTCGCCTTTCTTTACTCCTAAAGATTTACGTAAAGCTCCTGGTTTCTTAATTGCTTTCTGTATAAACTTTTTATCTGACACGTCCGCCGCCTCTTAAAGCTTTGCCCATACCAACTCTTCCACCAGACTTGTGAAAGCCCATTTTGTTTCTAACTTTTTTAGGAAGTTTTTTAAGACCTTTATTTCCTGCAGGTACTTGTTTTAAAGAACCACCATTTTTCTTACTATTAAGTTCTCTAATAATTCTTTTCTTTTCATCTTTAAGATTTTTTTTACCTTTTTTAGTGTAGCCTTTTTCTGAGTCTACTCTTCCAAGTTCTTCAAGTCTATTCATTCTAGATGTGTTCATAAATTACCTATTTATTTTTCCAGATTTTTTAGCTGCAGAACCAAATTTTCCGTAAGACTCATCTCTTGAATCTTTAAGTTGTTTAGCAGTTCTTTTCTTTCTTATTCTCATAGCGATAGATTCATCTTTTCTATCTTTGTAGCCTTGTTTCTTTTTAACACTGCCACCTTTTTTCAAACCTTGACTTCCGTATGGAAATCTAACATTTGATCTTTGTCCGTTTTGTCTCATTTTTTTGCTCCGTTGTTTCTAAATATTTGTGTACCCTTTATACCATATATGCTCGCAACGACAAGGATCCACAAATTTGTAAACCAACTCGGGAGTGCCGCGAAATGTTCGAAGAACACGTTCACTTTCTCCATAGCTGACGGATCGTCACTTACAACTGCCCAGGCCAAAATCGCTATTGGCGCCGAGAGAATTAATAAAACTGCCTCGTCCTTCCAATCCGATTGACGGGCTTCTAAAAGTTTTCCTTGGTAAGCTTCCTTACCTTCGGCCATACGAGATGCGTGCATAAGCTGTGCATCTGACATAGCTATTTTCGTCTTCTGCTTATTAGCATAAATTTTACTACCAGCAGAAACGGCTAATTTAATTGCCGATAACCACATTGTTTAGTACCATTTAGCTTGAACAGGTTTTTTATCCGCTCTCATAGCTTTTGTTCCTCTAACAGTTACTGTTTGAGTTTCAAAAGGATCTGTAGCTTGGATTGTAACGCCACCTGTTTTGTATCCATCTTTACCAACACCTAGTTCAGGTACGGCTTTAGGGTCTTTTGCTTTTTTAATCATAATTTTCTCCTTAAAATGATTTATATCTAGTTTTTTTTGAAATTTCTACCGAAATCGTGACGCTTACTCGCGTCTGCCATTTGTTGTTTGGCTATTGATACTCCTGCACGCATTTCAGCTAGCTCTTGATTCTGTTCTAGGTCATCTTCGTGCTGTGATTGGTTCATCATTGCTTTCATTTTGTCTAAATTTAATCTTTCTTGACCTTCTTCTTCTTTTCTTTGGTTTTCTGCAGCTTTTAAGTCAACTTCTCTTGATTTAATTTTTAATAATGGGTCTCCAGCGAACTCACCAGTGATTTTTTCTTCTTCTTTAGCATAATCTTCTTGCATTTCAGCAATTAATTGCGCTTTTCTAGCTTCAATAGCGTTTGTTATCTGTTGAACTCGTTGTTGTTGTTGCATCATCTGTGGATTTTGCATCATTCCTTGTGCCATAGCAGGATTTTGCGCTCCCATTTGTTGCATTTGTTGTTGAATCATTTGTAATTCTTGTAATTCTTCTACAAATTCTATTTGAACTTGCTCTTGTGCCATTAAACTTATGTGTTCAAGTATATTTTTTTGCATTGTAGCCATAACCATTGGATTATTTTGCACCATATTCAATCTCATAAAGTTTAAGTGAGCATCAATATGAGCTTTGTGGTCTTGACCAGGGAAAGCTTGGAATGGTTTTTGTGACATTGCCATAATATGTTCTAATGCAGGGTCCATCGGCATTGGTTGTGCAGGTGGTGGTAAAATTGCATTAACATTTTTCACTCCCAGCGCATCATACATAGATCTGTACGCTTGGTACATATTATGCATTTGAGGATTTGATTGCGCTAGTTGTAATTGACTTTGTGCAATTGATATTCTTTGTGTTTGCGAAAATATATTTGGATCCGCAATTGGTAGAATATCTATTCTATCATCAAAGTCTTGTACTTTAATTTCTCGTCTTGCTCCTGGAACATCGTAAGGATAAACCGGAGGTAAATATGTTTTAAATACTTCTGCTAATAATTTGAATTCTTGTTTAAGTCCAACATACAATCTTTTGTGAATTGCAGACATTACACGTGAGCCACGCTCAAGAAGTGCAACAGTAGTTCCAACTGCAGCTTGTTGATTCATATCTCCAACTTGCATATCAGAAATTGCTGCAAATCTTTGACCTGCAGAAACCACAACACCCATTAATTGTAATAAAGTTTGATCTGGTCCTTTGAAAGGCAAAGTCATAAACTGATCTTTGATATTTCCACCAGGTGCATCTACATCTCTAAACTCACCAGGCTGTAAAGGTTGTGCATCATCTCTAACTCTAATACCACGAGATTTAAATCCTGCTGGTAGGTTTGCTAAAGTTCCTGCATCTAGTAATTGTCTTAAAGCTGCTGTTGCAGTTCTAGTTAAACCACCAATCATATGAATTAAACCGAAACCATAAAAACCAGTTCCAGGTAAAAATTTAAATTGTACAAAATAATTAATTTTGTTTTTCTTTGGATCTTCTGCTTTGTAATTTCTTCTTATAGATAAGATTTTACTATTTGCTTGGGCAACAGTTACAACATATGGAAGTTTAATACCTGTCGGCTCACCATCTTCGCCAATATCTTCATAACCTTCTAAATCTAAATTAGTATGAATCTCATAAAGTGTGTATTGATCTTCTTGGCCATCTTTAGAAATACCTTCTAGTTCTAATTTTTTATCTTCTAATTGATTTTCAGTAACAGGAGGTTCACCTAATTCTATGTCCTTATAAAAACCTGCTACTTGTTGTTTTCTTAATTCGTTTTCTGAAATTTTAATTACGTGAATAATTGCTTCTGCATCTTCTAAAGAGTTTGCAGAGTAAGGTACAATTAAATCATCTGCCGGTACAAATTTTGATACGGCTCTACCTAAAAGATCATCATAATAAATTTTCTTAAAGGTAGATCCGGATAGAGGGAGGTAAAAAAGCATTTGATCAAATTCTGGTTCATATTCTTTCATCTGATCCATAATTTGATAGTTCATAAAATCTTTAACCCGTTTAGCTTGCTCTTCTTTAGGAACATTTACGTCTCCTAAAATTTGAGTTCTAACCGGACCGTCTGATGGTAATAATTCTTTGTAAGCTTGCGCTTGAAACTGTGTAACCGATTCAGCAAGTACAGGGTGATTAACACCTGATGCACCTCTAAAAGGTTCTGTTCTTCTCTCGTACTTAAATCCTAAAAGTTCTAAACCATTTCTGTAAGTATCTTCCCAATCTCCTCTTGACTCTCTGTATTCATTATACTGATCAATTAGTTTAAGTCCTAAAGGATCTAAATCAGAGTCTTCCATAGTTTCTGCAAGGTTTGCAAAATGATCTTGAGATGGATCTATTTCTGAAGCATTCGGATCAAAAGAAATTTCTGCTCCACCATCTTCAGTCATATCTACTTCAACAGGTCCTGTTGGAGTATCAATTACTTCTGCTGCTTTTTTGTTTTCAATCTCAACAATCTCTTCTTGAGCATTGTCGTTGTCTACATTGGGTAATGGTTTATCTATAGTTGCCA